CGGGTCTGTCTTTTGGGATTCAGGCGATGGCACGCTGCAACTCCAGATGAAAGGCGGGGCAATTCAGCAGGTCGGGATGAACCAGTTTGCCCGGGTGTACAACGACACCGCCAGCGCGTTCACCAAAGGTCAGGTTGTGTACATCAGCGGCGCACAAGGCAACCGCATCGCGGCTAAGCTGGCACAGGCAAACAGCGAGGCAACAAGCAAAGGAACAATCGGATTTGTTGTGGAAGCCATCGCAGCAGGCGCAGAGGGCAACATCATCGTCAGCGGCCCACTTTACAAGCTGAACACCTTAGGCTTAACCGCCGGGGCGAACCTATACCTTTCGGCAACAACCGCCGGGGGCTACACAGAAACAGCACCACAAGCCCCAGACAATGGCGTGGTGTTGGGGTATGTCGAGCGAGTTCACGGAACGGTCGGTTCGATTTATGTCAAGGTAGATAACGGCTATGAGCTTGAAGAGTTGCACGATGTTGATCTAACCGAAAGCAAAACCACCCCAGTAGATGCGGACGCGGTTCTATTGCAGGACAGCGCGGATGGTTCGATCTGGAAGCGGCTTACCTGGGCGAACCTGAAGGCAACGCTACTGACCTATTTTAATGGTGAATATGTGGCGAAGAATGCCGCCATAACCGGGGCAACAAAAACTAAAATCACCTATGACGCAAAAGGCTTGGTTACGGCTGGCGCGGATGCAACAACAGCGGACATCGCAGACAGTACCAATAAACGGTACGTTACCGATGCGCAACTGACCGTTATCGGCAACACTTCAGGCACAAACACAGGCGACCAGACCATCACCTTAACCGGAGATGTAACAGGCAGCGGCACAGGGTCTTTCGCGGCAACCATCGCGTCAAACGCGGTAACGAACGCGAAGCTGGCACAGGTTGCCACGGCAACATTCAAAGGGCGCACGACGGCTGGAACCGGAAACGTCGAAGACCTCACAGCAACACAGGCAACCGCCCTGTTGAACAACTTCACAAGCACATTAAAGGGACTTGCGCCTGCTTCAGGCGGTGGCACGTCTAACTTCTTGCGCGCAGATGGAACTTGGGCAGCCCCGGCAGGAGGTGGAGCGGGTGACGTAAATATCCTGAACGTGAGCAATACGCAGACAGGCGTTGTCAATAGCACGACAGAAACGGCCTTGTATTCTTATTCGCTGCCTACTGACTTAGCGGCTGGCGAGGTTGTTGAATTGCGATTGACCGGAACGTATTTTAATAACTCCGGCGGCACGCGAAACATGACCGTAAGATTTAAGCTCGGCGCAACAACCGTCATCACTCACAACTTCACCGCACTTGGTACATTGGCAGATGCGCGTGGCTGGCAGATATTGGTTCGACTCGTCGTAAAAGCAACCAATGACCAGCGCATGACGTATTGGGGCATAGCGTCCACAGCGGCTAATGGCACGGGCAGTAACTATGTAACATCAGCACAGCCAATGCACGGCAGCGGACAAGGCACGGCGGCAGAAGATTTGACGTCGGCAAAGACCTTTCAGGTAACAGCCGAGATGGCCCTGGCTAATGCCAACCTTTCAATTTACGCAGAAAATGCTCAACTTGTAAGATATTCAGCTTCATGATTTACGCAGATATGACCGGGGCAATTAGCCCCGAACCGAAAGAGGGATTTTTCCCCGTTCATGATTTTAAACCCGAAGCCGACCCCTGCTGCGAGGTAGTGCAAGACCGCCTGCAATGGGCTGAAACTCATTGGGTGCAGCTTTACAAGCAGCGGAAAAAGCCGCTATACGCTGCGGGCGAATGGCTTGACCTGGTAGGAGTTGGAAGCAGTCAGCAGCCGACGCTTATTTATCTGAAGATGAAACTTCAGGCAGCCGGGAAAACGAGCGCGAAAATCAACGCACTTGAAACCTACCTTCAGCAGGTGTTGGGTGCATACGCAGCGAACAATTCCCCACGCTGCGACTGGGGTCAGCCACCTGTTACCTATTACGATGCAGTTAAGGAAGCAATGGAGGTGCTGCAATCATGACCAATGAAACAAAAGTGCTGGCATACATTGCCCTGCCGCCTATTGCGGTTTATCTTACGGCGGCGGGTATAGAGTTGAAACTGGTGTACGGATTGGCTGCCGTCATGTTCCTTGACATCCTTACGGCGGTCATCATGTGGCTGAGGATTGACCCGAGCAAGATTCGCAGCCGCGTTCTGAAGAACGGCCTCACAGAAAAGTTCGCATCGCTGATACCCGCGATTATATGTTTTATCGTGCTTCTCGCAATTGACCGGGACGCATCAGCCCTGGTGAATGGCTACCTTACCATCCTCTTAATTGCTGAAGGGTACAGCGCTATTTCCAATGCGCACAACGCCTATACCCGTGAACATAAGGAAGAGTTCGACGCTGTCAGCGCGGTTCTGGCAGCAGCCCGGAAACGGATTTTCAATACATTGCAAAAACTTATTCGTACATTTGTTGAAGATGAGCAGCCACCGAAGGAATAAATCGCACAAACCTGGCAGGCAGCGGGCGCAGCGTGTGTGGTTGCTGATGATGAAGAACAATCGGAAATTTATTGAACTGCTGAAACGATGGACAAAATAACACTTGAACGAATTAAGCTGCTGCACCCCGCATTGCGCGAGGAAGCAGGCAAAATCTATGCGGACATTTGCGCTGCTATGCCTGCGGGCGTGGTTTGCAGGTTCACGCATACATTGCGCACGAAGGCAGAACAGGACGCTTTGTATCAATTAGGTCGAAGCAAACCGGGCAAGGTTGTTACCAACGCAAAAGGCGGGCAGTCGTTTCACAATTACGGGTTAGCGATAGATTTTGTGCTGCTTGTGAATGGCTCGGTATCCTGGGCGGTAGACAAGAACTGGCTTGCGGTGATTTCCATCTTTGAAAGCTATGGCTGGGAAAGCGGCCACCATTGGAAGTTCAAAGATTCACCACACGTTCAGAAAACCTTCGGCAAAACCACGGCGCAGCTGCTGGCAACAGGGAAGCAATACCCGGATTTGTAACAAAAATTGACCAGATTTATTGAGCATCGGCAAATTTACCCATGAACCAACACCAGGCACACGCACGGCGAAGGATTGATATTTACAATCAGCACCGGGCAGAAATTGAAGCATTGCCAAAGCGCACGGCGGGAAGGTGGTTACATTGTAATTACCCCCGGGAGTTTGCGAGCATAGAAATCGGGCGTGACTTCATCAGATACATAACAGGTTCGCGGGGCCGGCAGATTCCAAAATATACTGCAATGACGATAAAACAATACAAATCCACCATTGCTGAAGGGCTTGCAAAGTTGCGAGCCTTCCAGGAAAGCAAGGCGCAGACTATTGTTCTGACCGATTGCGAGATACTCGTTCTGTCGGATATTCACCTGCCGTTCCATGACTTGCCAAGCCTGACCGCTGCCATAGAGTACGGTGAATCGCGACAGCCAGATGTTATTCTGCTAAACGGTGACATTCTGGATTGTTACGACATCAGTCGCTTCATGAAAGAACAAGACCGCCCCACCATTACGGACGAAATCGCAATGGGTATAGAGTTTCTTGAACTGCTCCGAAAGGCGTTTCCAAAGGCCCGTATTATTTACAAGTTGGGCAATCACGAAGAGCGGATGCGCCACTACATTCTGAAGAACGCTCCGCAATTCGGCAACCTGAAGGCCCTGGATTTTGAAAGCTTGCTGCAATTTGAGCGGCTGGGAATTGAGCGAGTAAATCGTGAAATCATCAAGGCGGGAAAGCTGAATATCCTGCACGGCCATGAAATGGGCGAAAGCGTATTCTCTCCCGTGAATCCTGCAAGGGGGTATTTCTTGAAGGCTAAGGCTAATACATTAGTCGGACATTACCACCAATCCTCACACCACAGCGAGGGCGATTTGAACGGCAACAAGGTTGGTGTGTGGTCAACAGGTTGCCTTTGCTCATTAACCCCTGAATATCGGCCCTTCGCATACACCAAATGGAAGCACGGCTTCGCGTATGTGACGGTGGAAGCGGATGGGACTTTTCAGGTAGAAAATAAAGAGATAATTGATGGACGCATTTTCTGACCTCGGCGCGATTGTTACCATTAACCACGGCGGTCATGGTGGCAGCGCGGTTATCAAAGCCCCGGCGTTTGCTGATGAAGTGGTGAGGGCGTTCTTTGCGCAGGCTATCGCGGTAGGGTTTCATTCCGATAGCCTGCTGAACGCGATGGAAACCCTGCTGGAGGAGTTTCGCGGCGATGTATTCACAACCATAGACGATGATGAAGAATAAAGGCTGCGGCGCACACATCGCATACGCAGGGCTGGCAATGCTTGCCCTGCTGCTGGCTTCCTGTTACACCCCGAAGAGATGCGCCAGGGTGCTGTACAAATGCGGGATTCTGACAGATACGGTCCAGGTGTGGGATTCGATACGAATTGAGCGGGTCATAACCGATACCCTGCTGCGGTGGGATTCGCTGCGCCTGCATGACACGGTAACTATTGAGCGCGGAAATGCCAGGCTTAAATTATTACGCCTACCAGGTGACAGCATTTGGGTAGCTGCTGAGTGCAAAGACACGACAATTTGGTATGTCCGAAAGGTGGTCCAGCCAATCCAACGAGTGCGATATATACCCGTGTGGACCTGGGTAGTTATGTTTCTGCTGCTGATTTTTGCCATCCGCAAAAGAAATTCATAATTTTTTTTCATCCGTAACGCGCTGATATTCAATTAGTTAGCGTTCAGCAACAAAAATAATTCACTATTTTTGTTTATAAGTGCTTGCAGTTGTGGAAATCGGTTGTATCTTTGCTATACCAAAACACACAGACATGACACAGACAAACGAGTTCGCAGTAGGCAACGAAATCAAATTAATGCAAAATATCAATTCACCTTTTTTGCATTATGTAGAAATTGTAAAAGCAACTGATAAGGCTATTCAGGTAAAAAACGAACGTGGAATCACCGTTTGGATTCCAAAGTCGGGTTTAGAAAGGTTAGTTACTACAACTCACCACAACGTAACTTTAGTAGAGTACAGTTTCAAAATGTGGCTTCGTAGAATTAATGAAGGTAACGACATAAAAAGGATTTTCAGAATTTTTGCATGATCAACAAACGGCGGGGGCTTCGGCCCCTGCTTTTTAATAATTACTACACCATGACCGACTACAATCAATGGATTCAGCACATCCGAAACGAACGGAAAAAGTGCGCTGAAAAGCTGGCGCAGTATGGCGATAAGCCCGTGGTCAGCGCACAGGAGCGGCAGAGGATTGCCGATAAGACACGGGTAACAATTAACACAACTAATTCATAACACCATGACACTTGAACAACTGCAACACGCACTTGAGCAGCACCAGCTATGGCTGCTCGATAAAGGCGGCCAAAGAGCCAACCTGCGCGGAGCCGACCTGCGCGGAGCCAACCTGTACGGAGCCAACCTGTACGGAGCCAACCTGTACGGAGCCAACCTGTACGGAGCCGACCTGCGCGGAGCCAACCTGTACGAAGCCAACCTGCGCGGAGCCAACCTGCGCGGAGCCAACCTGCGCGGAGCCGACCTGCGCGGAGCCAACCTGACCAGAGCCGAATCAATAATGCAATTTGGCCCAATGCCCACCAGCGGGCGCATCATTTACGCCGTACGACATAACAGCGGCTGGATGGTGCAGGCTGGCTGCTTCTGGGGAACGCTTGACGAACTGGAAGCGCAAGTTAAGGCAAAGCATAACTGCCCAATGTACTTGGGATTTATTCAAAATTTAAGAAACAAACCTAATTCATAACACACATGAACACAATTAAAATCAATCAGAAGGTTGATGCCTTCACGGAAATTAAGCTGCCGTATT